TGTCCCTGCCTCGTTTGTTCAGCTTGAAGACCAGTCCTCATCTCATCAAGTGCTGTCATAAAGCTTTCATATAGTGTAGTTTCTGCGTTTTCAGGAGTAACGGTGATGTTTTGGTTTACCGTAACAGTTTGTCGATTTGAACCCATGTTATACGTAGGAACCACTTGTGACGGATCGATATTTGAAGGTGGTACACTCGAAGTCGTCTCATCTCTATTCCCAAATAAAGCTTGGAATGGCGTCATTCCTCGTGTCTCTTTGAAGTTCAAGAACTTCCCGATATCAGATTTATTAAACTTGTCTAGTTGAATCAGAACCCACTGAATACCGATCCCAATAGCCTTTATAGTCAAAGCTATAAGCTGAAGTGTTTTCATTACGGCATCCCCGAGCGTCGATCCTATATCTTTAAAGATCTTTTCCCAACCAGATATCGCTTCTGTTCCACCGAACAGGTCATTAAAAATCTCCTTGACATTATCAACTATGTTCTGCAGCGGAGTGGCAATGTTTCTAACTGCTGGTACAAATCCAGACATGAACTTGTCCACCATATCAGCTATCCACTTGAAGATATCAGCAGCAAAACCTCCTATCGTTTCGAAAACATTCAGCAAAGAATCTCCTCTTTCATTTGCCGTGAGTAGATTATCAATTAGTTGTTTAAACCAACCTACTATGTTCCCTATCGATATCTCTATTCCACCTATATTAGAGAAGAACCCATCCAGAAGAGAAACTATCGAATCAAGTGCTCCTATTATTACACGCTGGAACAAATCTACAAGAGGAGGACCGACTTCAGATACTAATCTTGAAAGGAAACCCCATATCGTATTGAAAAGATCGATGATCTTTGGCATGAACGTCATGACAAGTTGTTCCATCCAGGCGAATACAGGTTGTATTGCTATCCCAATGAATTCTACCGCTGATGCTATCTTAAAAAGCAAAATGTTAACGATCTCATCCAGCTTACCTAGACTCCCTCCAAAGATCTTATCAAAGACCCTCCCGATCGATTCAAACATGAGCTTTGCAGTCTCAATTACTCTACCCAAAAACATAACCACAGACTGAAAGATGTTTGCTACTACTCTGCCCCATTTAATAAAAGCGGTTCTGTTATCTCTGACCCAATCAAGCATTTTCTGTAAAAGCGGCATAACTGCCTGTCGCAAAGGCCACAAAAAGTTCTTCATGAAAACATCTTTTGCGATACCGAACGCTTCTCCGATCTCGGGCATCTCCCTCAAGATAGATTTTATGCCTTTAAATGCAAGAGCTAACACCCCAAGTATTGATGCAGCTTTGAGTATTCCACTAGTGATGGATTTTGTCATGCTACCCATTCCATCACTCACCCTTTTTATACCAGAAAGGATTGGGTTAGGGTCGAATGTAAAGGCTACATCATCCGCCATCGGGATTACTCCTTTTAGCTAATATCTGTTTCGTCGTCTTTACCAGCACTTCATACTCATCAAATGGTAGATCTTTAGCAGAAAGACCTATTCCGCCTTCAGAAACTACCGATATTGCCATGATCTCATTGATCAAGATTTCCGGTGTAAAATCTAAATACCGGATACTTGCTACTAACCAATAAGACCATGGTGCCGCTTTCCCTAAGTACGAAGTGCGGATTCGAAAAAACCGCTTGTATTAACCTGTGACTTCCACACTTTCCCACATGAAGGACAGGTTCTTTCTATCGACTGCACCATCCCATATCGTTCCATCTCATGACCGATCGCCATGAGATCAAGTCTTAAACTCCGGATGTTGTCGAACAGCAGCTTTCCAAATCGATTTTTCCACTTAACATCGATTTCTTGTCCATTCACCTTTATAAGTGCTTGAACATAAATCCCAAACTGCGTCGCAAGACTGTTATTATTACCATACTTGGATTCTGCGATGATACAATCTGACATCGTAGGATATCGCATCTCAAAGCTTGAGATTGATTCCAAGACATTCCCTTCGCTCTTTATTTCGACAGCTTCGGATAGATCAAAGGAAAAAGTCTGTGTATCGTCGTCCATCAGTCCTATTGGGAGATCGGATATATAATCGCGTGTGTCGATTACTTCACCATCTATCTCTTTATATTCCGTGATGATCCGGTTTGAGCACCGTGGACAAGTATATACTCCCTCGAATCCGTCATCGGGAGAGATCTTTATAACTGCCATAACAGCTACGTATTCCGCGTCTCTATATGGCATCTTTCTACAAAGTGCTCTGATTTGCGATTTATCCGTGATGTTGTCTATTGAAACTACACATCCGGTAACCAAAGTAAGAATAGCCGCAAACAGGCTACCCTGCTCTGCGGCTTTTTGAGTCTCTGCGAGTACCCCTGCTCTTGGACTTTCAACCTCTATCTCTCTAAAAATCTCAGTTCCAGAGAAGATAGGTATTGGTAGTCTCATTCGGCATCTATTGGCAACACGTCCCATGGAGCTAAGGTGGCTTGCACCTGTGCATATGTGGGATTTGCTGCGTCAAAAGCGGGTTCCATGTACCGGACACATTCGCAAGATGGAAGCAGGGTTCTGGCAAATTCCATGCCAGCAGCATCTGTGCGAACGACTGTCACGTCATGTTCTTCATCTTTGTTGAACCAGTCTCTGAAAAACTTCAGAGTATTGGTGTCCTTTGAGATTTTGTAAGTCATCTCTACGGCAGGAATCGTAGTGATACCGTTTTGGATTCTCCGGATTTTTGAAAACTCCGGAACTTCGAGTTGCCCTTTCTCAAGGACGATCTCTTGGAAGCTTACCAATCCAGGTATTTCCTCACCGTCGATGAACACCTTCTTTTTTTCGGCTAGATCGTTTCTCTGCATCTTATACTCCTTTATGCCAAGAGAAGGATGCCAACTCCGATCTTGATCGATCCTGCTGGAGTCGGATATGTGAAATAGATGTCAATGTTTCGTTCACCTGCGTTGATCGCAGACTGCGGATTGTTTACGACATCAGCCTGTACCTGGAAATGGTTTTCAGGAGAAGATTCGATACCAGCCGCGTCTTGAGTACGACCGAACGATTCTCCGATTGGTACGTTTCCAGTGGAACCTCCGTCCCAGAGTCGATACAGGAACTGAAGTGCAGCCATTTTATCTTCTTTGATCCTGTTGATCGAATTGGGAGTGTTTTCACTCGTCTGAAGTGAATCCACCACTGAAATCTTGATAAAGTTCCGCATGAAAATACCATTGGCAAATTGATAAGCCGTCTCCACGCTTGGAGTGAAAAAGTTCCGAATGATAGTGCCTATCCCGGAAAGATTCTGGATGATGTTCACTCCAGCTTCAGCGATGGTGGTCCTATCAATGTCCGACAAGAACTGATTGCCTACGATACCGATCGTCCCATAAATCGGGTTCTGCTTTACAGCAGGTACGAAGTGTATCCCATAAAGCCCAATAGCTCTCATCCAAGCTCCCATCGTGTGACCCACATTGGGAATGTTTCTAGGCAGAGAAAGTATCGAGGTTGAGAAAGGGTCTTCCACCTGAAGCCAATTTGCCACGATGACACCACCGACCTCATTTGACCTCTGATAGTTGTTACCGATGGTAACAAGCTGTGTTTTGGTCTGATTTTCCGGTATGAGATAAAGCCATAGTGGAGTGTCCGTCCTGGCTTTGCAGTATGTATCTCCAGCTTCATTTACGGCTTGGAGAGTACTCATAGTTTGAGTAATCAATCTTACCGGAAGATTGTTCAGGGTAGCGAATGCAAGATCATACTGTGCAGCGAGTGTAATGGCTTCAGTTCCATTTGCACCAGAAGCGAGAGGAACCGGATCCGGTTCTGTAACCAGAAACCTATCATCTCCCACCGATGTTGATACGAGATCGGTAAGCTTCAGCCATTTGGAAGTGGCGAATACGTTCGGCGCGTAGTAGTCAGAAACTTCGGGTTCCATGGTACACCATATTTTCCCGAGTTCAACGTCTACTTCACGTTCGATTCCTTTGATATCTTTGCGATAAGTCTGAAGTCTGAAACCGTAAACGGTAACAGGATCATCTATAACAAGCGTTGCAGCTGCTGCAGAAAGATCTCCCGTCCAGTAGACTTTCTTTGTAGATTCATCTACCTGGATGATTTTCTTAACTTCAACCCCTGGAGTACCACCAGAACAATTGAATGTTACGAGATCTCCTACTTTGATTCCAACCACGGAATCAAGTATCGCAAAGCTTTGTGCAGTCGCAGGACAAGCGGCAGCAGCAGCTGTAGTAAACCTCACACCTGCGGTCACCTTTGAAGAGGTACGATTACCAGAGATCCCGTATTCTGCAATAGTTTCATACCCTGCATCAATCTGCAGAGATGCAATCACTCCAACATCGCTAATAGATCTTGTAGCGACTACCGCATCGATAGTGGTACCATCTGCAGTACCAACGAAACTCGATACATATAGTTTCGCATCTACTCCTACTGCGTTCTGGAAGAACCCTTTCACAGCGTCCCATCCGTAGTAGGTCGAAATCACATGATCACCAAAGATGCTTTTGAACTCATCTTCATTCGTGACCAGGAACGCTTTATTATATTTGCGTTCGAATTTGCCTATGATGCCTCCGATCAAGAAATCTGACGGTCGAACCGTCAATGTCTTTCTGACAGGGAGGTTCTCACCATAGACACCAAGCCTTCTAAGATTTGTTGCCATCGTCAGACTCCTTTAACAACGAAATATTCCGATGCCTGTAAAAAATCGGAGTGTAAAAGCAGATGCTTCGGTATCCGCTTACTTTCCATACCATGGAACGTGTATACATCCCGACCTATATGCAGGTCATACGTCCGATTTTGTCGAAAGACGATCGTACAGTACTCGTCTCTCGGTTTTACCACCTTGGTGACCTTAAGCTCACCAGTTACCTTATCTTCTTTCATATCTCCTCCTAATTCGGTGTAGCAGATATAGTAGCCGGTCCCTTAACTGGAAACACGGTTCTTGTTTCATGCTCTTCTTTTATTTCCACCATGAGCGTATACTGTGTCTTAGGAATAATATCAAAGCTTTCTGTCGGAGCGATTTCCACGGCTGGACTCTCCCAGTCTATATCATTTGCTTTGCCATTAATCCAAAGAACATGGGTATCCATCAGCTTCCTCACCATCCTTGACATGACAGCTAAGAGTTCATAACTTCTGGATTCACAATCTATAAGGATCGGATACTTCATGATCTGACCTTCTACTTTAACTGAAATACTCGTATTAGTAAAAGTATCGAGTTGAGTATCTATATCCGTGCCCCTTCCAACAGGCTCAGGATTTATACCCCAAATCGAATAACCAGGAAGATTGATCTCTACTTCAGATGATCCTATTCCAGCAATCGCTGGAAAAAGAAGATACACCGGTTCTGCAGTATGAGTAAATAAAAAGCTCGGACCATCATATAAATGGGATAGGGTGAAGCCGGATTCTGTCTGTTCATCAATTTGATGGGTTTCTTCTGTGACACCTGATCCAATTTTGATAACCGCATATCTGCCAACAAAAGGTGCCGACAATGTAATGCTTCGACTTCCTGCCAGAACCGTCACATTACTTACGACTTGCAGCCCTACCCCATATTTTTGCGTATAAAGATCGTCTAGAGCAGATCCAATAGCATCGAAGATATCAAGTGGTAACTCTTCTTTTTCTGCCACCATTGCAGACAAGATCAAATAATCCGCGTCATTATGAAGACAAGTAATCGTGATGGTAGTGAACGTAGTAACGCTTCCAATCCCAATCGTTTCATGTGTGAATCCAGGAAAGATCCGGAAGAAGAATTCCGTTGCTCCAAACGCGATTTTATATTCACAGTCATCCTTGGTATTATAGATTCCCTTTGCCTTATTCCTAGACCAAACATGAAAAACAACATTATCATAATCAGTAAAATCCCAAGTCCCGGTAATCGCGATACTTTTACCAGAGGACAGTGCTGGAATCGCTACTATCATAGAAATACTGTTATGATCAGCAATATATTCATTCACAGCATTACTCGTGACTACAAAATTACCCGTCCAGGAAGCGGGTGTCTCAAATATGTTTATCTTAGAGTTCATGAAGACCTCGCATGACACCCTCTATTCTTCTCTTTTTAATTTTAGTCACCAAAGTAGCGTTACCATCGGTTATGAACTGTGTGATGGCCTTTTTAACCTCTATTGCCGGTTTGGGTTCCATACGTCTACGTTTGATCATCCATCTCTCATAACCATTGGTCAACGCTGGCCTTGGTGGTATTCTAATAAGCTTGATACCGTCCTTTGTTTTGCGTTTAACGATTGCGCCATATTCATGAATCTGAAATAAATGATCAAGAGTGATCTTTTTCGTGTGATGCTTTTTCTTCGAAGGAGTGACCTTCCATCCGGATTTGAGTTTTTTAATCTCAAGCATGTTCATATAACTTTTCATGTCTGATGGTCCAATACCATATAAAGGAAAATCTGGTTTTGGCAAACCCTGAGCTTTTTTCCTAGCAATAGTTTTTGGTTTGAGAGGTTCAAAGCCAAACGTACCCTTCATGATTCCAGTCCGGAATTCACCCATAACCCCTGCTGCGTCTCGTTTTACTTCTGCTCTAAGCACATCATCATACAACTTGGGAAGGCGTCTGATTCGAGCTATCTGTGCTTGCATGGTTGTGCTATACTTTACTTTCATCATTCTCTGTACAACCCAAACGTAATATAGAGGTAACTATCTGCAAACTGACTTGCAAGACCTTTTTCCTTGATAGTATACATTGATCCACGGATATAAAAACTAGTTCGCTTGATGTCTATATCTTCAAATCCAAGACCTGCAGCGATCCAATCATAGTTGCTAGTGTAAATCAGCAATTCACACTCTTCAAAAAGTCCCGCTGCTTCCAACCGGTACCTGTTCGGCTGAAAATCCATCGGATATGCTTTCATCTCGATAGGTGTTACTACGTCAAACTGCTTGATAGTGTTATAACGATCACGCTGTACGTTTGCCTCCGTCCTGATTCTTACAGTAATCGGATGTCCATACGTTTCGATGACTTGCTTTGAATCTACCAAAGCACACATCGCTTCGTGTGAGACACCACAATTTCCAATAATCGGAACTTCAGGCAGACTAGACATTACCAACTACCCCCGTCATATAGAGTTTAAGTCCTGCATATCCGATCTTAGCAAGATCCTTTCTTGCATCTCCGTACTTTCCGAGATCTCCGTAATTTCGACTATATGACTGCATCGAAAGCGATGATCCACCACCAGTTCTAGATGCGATATTAGCAAGCATTCTTTCTGCAGTAAAAGCCATGATTGCTTCACAAAGAATGGGATCTATAGTAGTCCAACCTACCGTATATATGACTCTTATATTTCGATTTCCCCGAACAAAAACAGGTGAGCGATCATTTCCTTCATTGAAATTCGCTTTTGATCGTAAGATTCCTTCTTTCTCTATGATCTCCACAGATGCAAGAGTAATGGTCATGGTAGCCGGATCCACGTTGATGTAAGATATCGAATCTAAACTTACGATAGGTCTATGGGGAAGGATAAGTACTTGTGATCCAGTACCAGAGACAATTTGAGTTTTTTGTTCAGTAGAGCCAAGCGGCATACCGATTTTTGCTTCGATATATGGCACTACAAAATTGTTGCGTCTTGCTTCTACCCAAGCATCACTGATCACATCTGGAGTGAGACAATAACCCTCAAGAAAAGCTCGAATATCT